AAATCCTGAATATTATGTGGTTTATGCGAAGAAATACAGAGAATTAAATCGTGAATTGTTGCGACTAAAATCTAAAGAAACATTCATAAGAGATCGCGATAAACGTCTTAAACAAGGAAAAGAATCATATTATAAAAATCAGGATGAAATAGCAAAAAGACGAAAGGTTAAACGTGATAGTCCTGAAGCTCGAATAAAAGAAAATCAAAGACAAAAAGAATGGAGAAATAGCAATCCTGAACTTTATAGGCAATATGTTCGCACTTGGCAAAAGAAAAATAGGGAAAAAAATAATGCACATGCCAAAGTTCATAGAGCTGTAGAAAATGGAACAATAATTCGTGGTAAAAGTTGTATGGAATGTGGTATGAATGCTAAAACAGAAGGTCACCATGAGGATTATTCGAAACCTCTTGAAGTGATATGGCTATGTAGATTATGCCATTCCAAAAAGATCGAAAAGGTGAAGGTGTAATATCAATTTGTTACAAGATATCATTACGTATGTCCGACGTATCATCAAGAGTCCATCTGATGCTGTAATTACAGATAATTTAATCATTGATTATATCAATAGATTTTACATCATGGATGTTGACGCAAGAATGCAATTATTTGATATGAAGACAAAATATCAATTCCAGACACAGCCTGGAGTTGATAGATATAATATGCCTTTATATGATCTGCAAACCGAACCTGGAAATCAAACAATAAACTATTATCCTGTTTATCAAGGATTTTTGGGACCAGCTTATATTAATGGTGTTCAGGTACAATTTCAGACTCAAAGGGAAAGTTTTTTCAATATATTTCCAAATATTGTGCAAAGCTCATTTGTTTTAGGAACAGGAAATGGTAGTTCTGGTCCTTATACTTTGACATTTCCAATTTCACCTACTAATGCAATACCTCCAAATCCACCTATTAGTTCAATTGTTAGGGGACATGTAGATATTTCTGGTATTATTGCATCTGGTAATAATATTGATCCAATTATAGGAACCAATTTAGATTTAAATGTACCATCTACAAGTATTTATCCAGCAGTATATTTCACGTCTACCGACTCAACAGGTGCAAATATTGTTATACAAGATAGTGGACAGTTTCTAACTGGAAACGTCAATTATGGACTTTTAATGAGTCCAGGAACTGCACCGTTTGGATATTCAGCATTGCCAAATGGAGGATCATTACCAAATCCATATGCAACCAATCAAAACACAATCAACTATTTTACTGGTGTTGCTACAAACGTCTATTTTCCTTCTGCTATACCTTCTGGGGTTAACATAAATGGACAATGTTTGTTTTTTCAACCAGGATTACCAAGAGCAATATTGTTTTACAACAATGTTTTGACTCTAAGAACTGTACCTGACCGTCAATATCTTGTAGAACTTGATGCTTATCTAACTCCTGCTGCTTTCTTAAGTACCTCATCTGGAATCCAATTTGGATACATGTCTGAATATATTGCAAGAGGAGCGGCTCGTAAGATTCTTTCTGATACTGGAGATGTTGAGCAATTTATGTTCTATGAGCCTTTGTTTAGAGAGCAAGAGAATCTTGTTTGGAAGCGTTCACAAAGACAATGGACATCTACAAGAACACAGACGATTTATTCACAAGGGATGAATCAAGGACAAGCAGGATTTAATAATTTAGGCGCAACTTCTTTATAGGATTAACATGACCAATTTCACTTATAATCGAGACATACCAAATCCTCCGAATAATCCATCTCAAGATGTTCCTAGCATGAAGATCAACACTAATTCTATTGATGATCTTATTGCGGTTGATCACTATAGTTTTAATGTTACAAATGGTGGACTACATAAACAAGTTCAAATGCCATCAATTATTGGGGTACCTCCAGGATTAATTTCAAATACAACAAATCTTTATGCTAATGCTGCCAATGGAGCATCTCAATTATTCTATACAAATGGAACTTCAGGTAATGGATATCAATTAACTAGATCAGATAATGCAAATTTTGGAACTTTTGGAACTTATACTTCCTATGGACCTCCCCCAGCAGGATTTACTCAAGATGGAGGATGGACTTTTTTACCAGGTGGATTATTATTTCAATATGGATTTTTTGGAAAAGTTGGAGATTTGGGGGGATCTGGAACAATTAAATTCCCAGTTGCATTCTCTCCTGGACCTACAAATGGTGTATTTTCAATTAGTATGATTTTATATCGAAATAGTGCATCAGCAAATAGCGTGTTAGTTTTAGATACAACAGGTTCTCCAACTATTAGTGATTTTAAATTTATTGTTTCAAATAGTACTTCAAGTGATGGAATTTACTGGACTGCAATAGGAAAATAATGGGCGAAAAAATAGTTGTTGGTCCAATTAATAAAGGTTTAAAGAACGATCGGACAGCTTTTGTGATCGACAACGATTCTTTTCCAACATTAATTAATGCTTATCAATGGAGAGGACGTGTTAAAAGAAAACGAGGCACCTCTTTTTTAGGAAGATTACAAAGGTATTATGCATCATCAGACACTACTTATAATGATGGTAGTGCAACGCTCACTTTAAATGGAAGTGGTATTGGAAACTTAATTTCTGGATTCACTTTAGAAATTGATGCTAATATAGTACCAGGAACTGTCACAATTACAGATACAATGACTCTTGTTGTATATACTGACGCAGCAATGGATGGTACATTATCTCCAAGTGGTACAATCAATTATGCAACAGGTCAAATAACAATTCTATCATCTGCAAATGATACGATGAGTGCTGTATTTGTATATTATCCAAACCTTCCTGTAATGGGTTTAGAAGATCTAGCTTTAAATTCTAATCAATTTCCAGGTACTTTAGCTTTTGATACAACATTTTCTTATAATATTAGCCCGATTTACCCATATCCAATAAACGACGTAACATTCTATAAGAATCCTCAGTCAGGAACATATCCAGGATATGTTCAAAAAACAATTTGGAAAAGATTTCATTGGAATGGAGCTAACTATCAACAGTTTTGGACAGTAAATTATCAAGGCGCTTTATGGGTTACCAATGGTGTAAATGTACCTTTTTCAATTACAAATGTTGGAATGCAATATAAATTAATAACTAATGTGGTTATTGATGCAGTTGGACCACCTGCCTTAGTTACAATAACAATTGCAAACCATGGTTTAGTAATAGGTGACTTTGTATTTATCAATGAAGTCCAAGGAATAACAGGAATTAATTTTCAAACAGGTTATGTCGTAGCAGTTTTTGGAATAAATTCATTTCAAGTAGAATTTCCGAATGCAACTTTAGGTGGTGCTTACACAACTGGTGGAATAGTTCAATATCTAACAAATAATGCAGATCACACGCTAGACTGTATAAAATGGTATGATGGAGATCCAACTGATGGAAATCCAACAAGTCCAACTTTTGTTCCTGGAAAAGGTTGGGTAAATTTTGCGCCACCATTGTCTAGAGAGATTTTTTCTGTAGCAAATCTCCCAGAGGCACAATATTATTTGGCAGGCGCTAAAATGATTGTTCCTTTTAAGGATAGATTGCTTTTCTTAGGACCAGTTGTACAGACTTCAGCGCCAGGTAGTCAAATTTATCTTCCAGATACGATTGTTTTTAGCCAAAATGGAACAACGTACTATACAGCATCCTTTACTGGAGATCCTTCTTTAGCTACAACAGTATTTACTCCTATCCTTGTTCCGACAAATGAAACAGCAACACCAACAGCTTTTTGGGAGGATCAAACAGGATTTGGTGGATTTTTAACTGCTGGTATATCTCAAGCTATGGTGACCTCATCTTCTAATGAAGATGTTATAATCATTGGTTTTGACCCATATATTCAAGCCAGATTGATTTATACGGGCAATGACATACTTCCCTTTAACCTATTTGTCATCAATTCTGAACTTGGATCATCAAGCACGTTCTCGACGGTTAATATGGATCAGGGTGTGATTACTAGAGGCGCTCGAGGATTTATCATTACAACTCAAACAAACGCACAAAGAATCGATTTAGAAATACCAGATGAAGTATTCGAAATCAATCTTACCAATAATGGTACAGAAAGAATGTGTGCCCAAAGGGATTTCATCAACGAATGGATTTATTTCACCTATCCTGTAAATGATATTAATACGGTATTTCCAAATCAAACCCTACAATATAACTATAGAGATAGTTCTTGGGCCATATTCTTTGAAACATATACTACATATGGATCATTTAGAGAACAAACTGGATTTACATGGGCCACATCCGGAGCTTTCTTTTCTTCATGGAACGTTTGGAATCAACCTTGGAAAGCTGGGTCATCTACTTTACTTCAACAAAAAGTGATTGCAGGTAATCAACAAGGATTTATTGTCTTTCGAGATGAAGGAACAAATGAATCTCAATCATTACAAGTAAGTAATATATCTGGAAGTACGGTAACATCAGCAAATCATAATTTAAACGAAGATGATTTTATTGTGATAAATGGAGCCTTAGGAACTATCGGTCCATTTATAAATGGAAGAATATTTCAGGTGTCCCCAACCATAAATGTAAATTCTTTTGTTTTAGATCCAAATTTAGATGGCACTGGAACTTATCTTGGTGGCGCTACAATTACAAGGCTTTATCGTCCATATATTCAAACAAAACAGTTTCCAGTTGCTTGGGGAATGGGAAGAAAGGTAAGAATTGGAGTTCAACAATATCTATTCACAACAACTCCAGCTGGTCAAATTCAACTTCTTATTTTCTTAAGCCAAGATGATAATAATCCATATAATATTGGTCCTATAGTTCCTAGCATTAGTCCTCTAAATAGTGCACTTATTTATAGTACTAACATGTACACATGTCCTGAAGGAACTAATTTAGGTTTAACTCCAGCAAATATTAATTTGCAGATACCCACATCCATATCTCAATCACAAACATGGCATAGAATGAATACATCATTGATTGGAGATACTGTGCAAATAGGGTTTACACTTTCAGATGATCAAATGAAAGAGTTATCTGTTTCTGGAAATCCAATAGCAATAACTGGAGCATCTCAAACAAATCCTGCAGTTTTGAACTCAACAGCACAATTTTCTGCTGGACAATTCATTAAAATAACTGGTGTAAGAGGAATGACAGAGTTAAATAATAATATTTATTATGTAATTTCTTCTTCACCAACCCAGGTAACTATACAGGTAGATGCAACAACATTTACTCCTTATATTTCAGGTGGAATTTCCACTCCAGTTGCATTTAACAATCAATTTGCAGAAATTGAGCTTCATGGTTTCATTTTGGATGTCTCGCCATCACAACTTCTTGTATAGGTAATCATGTCGAGCAATATTGTAAATCAAGTAGCATATCTAAGAACTTCAAGAGAGTTTCCAGATGAGATATATCAATTATCAATTGAAGTTAACAGAGCATATATTGATATTGCAAATGCCGTTAATCAAAGAACTATTTCGATTTTTTCGGTGAACCGTCCATCAGTAACAGGAGAGAGTTGGTATTTATTTCAAAATCAAAGACAGCAAACTTTTCGTCAAGTTTATACATTTACAACAACAACAGCTATAAATCATGGGATAAATGTTGTAGATCCAAACCAATTTACTTCTTGTTATGGTAGTTATACAAACGGAACAAATTCATTTGGTTTGATTTTTGGGACTACTGTTGCAATTGCTGGTCAGATTTCCTTTTATATAACATCTACTCAAATTGTTTTTGTTTTAGGTGCAGGTGCTCCAGCTTTAACAAAAGGAAAAATAGTTCTTCATTGGTTATCACAGGTTTAATTTAATTCTTGACAGTGATAATCTAAAATAAACTTGAGGTTTTCTATGTCTTCTTCTCTATATGGTGGTAGGGGTCCCAGTGCTTCTGAATTACAAGGTTCATCTACTGGATTAAGTCCAATGAAAAACAAAACACCTTCTGGTTATAGTTTAGGAAGAATGCAACAGTTTACTCCTGAGCAAATGCAATTATTTCAACAAATGTTTTCGCAAGTTTCTCCTGATAGTTATTTATCTAAATTAGCAGGTGGTGATCAAGAAACTTTTAATCAAATGGAAGAACCATCTTTAAGACAATTTTCTGAATTACAGGGTAATATTGCTTCTCGTTTTAGTGGACCTGGTGGTGGAGGTAATCAACTTGCTTTAGGAGGTAGAAGAAGTAGCGGATTTCAAAACACTATGAGTGCAGCATCTTCTGACTTTGCTTCCCAATTACAATCACAAAGACAAAACTTACAAAGACAAGCTTTACAAGATCTAATGGGCCTAAGTAGTAATTTATTAGGCCAAAGACCATTCGACAATTTTCTTGTTAAAAAGGATAGGAAACCTTCATTCCTACAAAGCTTATTTGGAGGAGCAGCTCCTATTGCTGGTGCTGTTGGTGGTGGAATGCTTGGTGGTCCTATGGGATCAGTTGCAGGATATCAAGCAGGACAATCTTTTGGTCAAGCATTTCAATAAGGATTTATCATGGTACAAATAATCGACGAGAACAAAAAACCATCCTTTATGCAAAGACTTGGAAAAGGTTTAGCCGGAGCTGGAGAATCAGCTGGTAGATCCTATGCAGAAAGACTTATGCAACAAGAGCAACTTGGTAAGCAACAACAACAATTATCCCAAGAAAATGCTGCAGCTTTAAAAATGGGAATAGATCTTTCGGGTATTAATGATCCAAAGATGCGTCAATTAGCTGTTCAAATGCATATGCAAGGTGGAAATCAAAGAGATATTGAGAAGTTAAGACAAGAAGGAAAGCGAGGCCTTTTACAGGAAAAACAAGGATTTCTTAATCAAATTTTAGGACAAGGATCCCAACAACAACCTCAAGAAATGGGAACAGAATCCCAATTTCCTCAAGGATTTAACCCAGCACAAGTTTCAGATGCAGATATTGCAAGAGCTTCAGCAATCGATCCAGTTCTTGGTAGAGAATTAAGAGCTGCTAAAGATACGGCTTTAAGAGAAAGACGTTTTGAACGTGAGTTTGAAGAAAAACAAAAATTAAGATCTCCTGAACATCAAAGAGAACAAAGAGTAACGGCAGCTCAAGCTGCTTCAGATGTAAAATATAATCAAGAACTTCAATCTGCTCATAAGCAACATGAAATAAAAACACAAACTCTTGATCGTTTAGAACAATTAAATAAAAAAGGTGTCACTGGTAAACCTTATGAAAAATTGTTAGAAAAAGCAGGTTTGGTTAATTTGACATCAGAAGGTCGAAGAGAATTTGCTGCAGATGTTAAAAACCTCATTACAGACATCAGATCAATACTTGGTGGACAGTTTTCAACCTTTGAATTTCAAACTATTTTGAACGCGTATCCAAGTGCGGATTTTAGTAAAACAGCTAATGATGCAATCATAAAAAATCTTAAAGATTTCCAAGATATTCGGAACCAAGAATTCAAAATTGCAAAGGATATTAAAAAAGAAAATAAAGGTAAGATTCCTGAAGATTTTCAATCAATGGTAAATGAACGTTTAGAACAATATGCTCAAAGTAGATTACCAGAGATTAAGGCTAATGCTCAAAAAATAATGAATGAAGAATATGGAATCCCTGAAGGAAATGTTTTAATGTTTGATCCACAAGGTGAACCTTTGAATGTTTCACCTCAAGAAGTTGAAAGATACCAATCTTTAGGAGCTACTTTACCATGATGCCGGAAGAAGACCCTTTTGCATCTGTAAGAATTAGACAAAATAAGATCGAACCAATTCAACAAGAGTCGATTCAAGAAGTACCCATTGAACAATCTAAAGAATCTTCTGAAGATCCTTTTGCATCTGCTAGAATAAAAAAGGCAGAAGGTTTTCCTTTTCTTTATGAAACTGGAAGACATGCAACAAGAGTTGCTTCTAGGATAGCTGAAACTATTGGTGGAATCCCTGGTGATATATCAAATCTCATTCAAAGTGGTGTATTTTCTGGTTTAGAAAGTATTGTTGGTCATAAACTTTCTGATGAAGGAAGAGAAGAATCAAAAAAATATAGAGCCCCAACAACTAAAGAACTTAAAGAATTGTCTGAAAGTATTTCTGGTGGTTTTACTTCCCCTGAATCAGATATTGAAAAAACAGTTGATGAATATGTTGAGACTGCATCTTCATTACTTGGCCCAATGAAATTCAGAAAGGCATTAGGTGTTGCTTTGGGTTCTCAATTATCTAAAGAAGGTGTCAAAACCTTAGGTTTAGGAGAAACATCCCAAGAATCTGCAAAACTTGGTACTATGTTAATGTTAACTACTTTGAATCCAGGTGGCGCTATGAGATATGCTTCTAGTCAATATCAAAAAGCAAATGAATTAGCTAAAGGCGCTTCAATAAATGCTAGAAATCTAGAGAGTAATCTTTCTAATCTTCTAACTGATCTTAAAAAAGGTGTCTCTACCACTTCTAAAACTTCTGTAATTAAACCAGCAGAAGAGTTAATTGGGAAAATTAATAATGGGAAAATTCCTGTTTTAGAACTTACAGCAGCTAAGAGAGATCTTAATACTATCATGAAAGATCCATCAGTACTTATGCGAGAAAAAAAAATGCTAAAGGTTGTGGGAAAAGAAATTGATAATGCAATTAAGCCTTATGAAATAACCAATCCAGCATTTTCAAAAGCTTACAGGCCGGCTAATGAAATTTATGGTGCTGTTTCACAGGGAACAAAAGCGTATGATTTCATAAAAAGAAGTTTAGGAGCTAAGTCGATTTTAGGATCCATTGTTGCAGAAACAGCTTTAGGACATCCTGAATATGTTATACCTACTTTAACTGGCATGGCTTCAATTGGTGCTGCTGCTAAAACAGGAGATTTCTTAGTTAGATTAGGAAAAAGTAAAGAATTACAAAAATATTATTTAAAATCTATTTCAGCAGCTTTAAAAGAAGATTTGCCAGCCTTAAGACTTTATGCAGATAAATTCGAAGAAGAATTTAATCGAGATAATCTTTCGGATCAGAATTCTCGATCCAATAAGACAAAATAAGTGCTAATGGTATTCCTATTATTATGTGAATCATTTTTTATCCTATATGTGTTTCCAGGTAATTTTTCTTACAATATAACTCATCGTACTTGATCTTAATCCAAAAATTTTGCAAAGCTCAGAATTTGATTTTCCATTCGAAGACAATTCTCTAATTTTTAAAACATCTTCATTTTTTAATTTAGCATGTCTATTTTTTTCGCCTAGGCCTTTCTTTTCTCTTTTACGTTCCCTCATTTCATTTATATTATCTTGTGCAGTTCCTAAATGGAGATGGTCAGGATTGACACATAAGGGAACATCGCAGTAATGCAAAACTTGAAGATTATTATGAATTTCACCTTTCCATAATCTATATGATAATCTATGAGCTAGAATTTTTCGTTTTTTCCCATCTAATTTTGAAGAAGTTAAACCATACATTTTCTTTGGTTCACACTTATATCCTTGCCAAATCCAGCAACCTTTTTCGTCTTTTTTCACAGTATTTAACATTCTATTTTTAGTATAATCCAGATATTGATGGAAAGACATAGTGTTATCCATAATTAATCAATCCAGGTATCTGGATGCCCCTCAAATTTACTTTCTCTAGATAAAAAAAATAACACAAAACAAAATATAAAAAAACTTGTTGGGATATACATTCTATTTCTCCTCATGTTTAGCCAATTCAACTGGCATAATATTCTTCATTATTAAAATAGTTTTTATCATTACTATATCCTTTTCAATCGCATTAAATCTTTGATCGAGATCATTGAATTTACTATTCATCCAAATAGTGGATGTTGCAAATGCTCCTAAGATGATCACAGTATCAACGTGTTTTTTAAACCAATCCATTATTTATTTTCTTTTTTTGAATCTATTTGAATAAATGGTATATTTTCACCTGTTACATGTGGTAAATGACCATCCCATTTTTGTACTGATTGCCATTGAATCAACTCAACAGTTATCGATTGTGATAGAACTAAATTTGCTTTTGCTTCTGATTCAGCTTGAAGAATAGCACACTTAGCTTGTCCTTCAGCTTTTGCAATTTGTTTCTTAGCTTCTGCTTCTGCTTCCCTAAGCTCATTTTCACGCTGTTGGGCTCTTTGATTTGCTTCAATTTTGGAATTTAAAGCAGTGATAACATTTGAAGGAAAATGAAATCTTCCAATTAAATATATGCGAGTTAACTCAATTCCAATTGGAGACAAATCATTCCTAACATGACACTCAACATCTTCGAAAAATGATTCTTTTCCGCTATAAAGATCTTCAATCTTTGTCTTTGATGCAGATTTATTAATAGCATCCCGAATATAATTCCTGATAAAAACATTAGTTATTTCATCCATTCCTCTTCGATATCTTTGAAATATTTTAGGAATAGACTCAGGTCTTAAATGATATGTTATCCCTACATCTGCAGAAACTGCCATGCCTTCAGAAGTTTGGAAATTAAATCCTTCCTTATCTCCCTCCCATGTATCATTCTGTTCAAAGATAGGGAATTCATACACATTTTTCCAAGGAGCAATCCAATGCATACCCACATGAAGTTCTTTAGATTCAACACCTTTTGAATCACCTAGCATATCAATTACAACCCCAACATATCCAGGAGAAATCATTTTGAAACAGGTAATCCATAAAACGATTATGATCCCTGAAAATATTACAAATTTAGGATAATCTTTTATGAATTTCATTATTTTTTAGTCCTTTCATCTAATGCAGCGATTCTTTCAAACATTTCTCTTTCATGATCATGTATTCTTTTCAAACGCAAATCCATTCTCATCTCAGCATCTTTAAGTTCTGAACGAGTAGGTGTTCTTACCCACATGTAAAGCATGAAAAAAATAAACATGTTTTCGAATAAGAAATATAGCATGTCTCCAAATACACTTGATGATTCCATTATGTTTTATTCCTTTAATCTTTACAAAGATGCTGCCATCTTTTTTTTAGTTTTAATTTTGAAATTGTTGTTTGTGAAACATTAAAAATTTTTGCAATATAGGATTGAGTATGATTTTGTTTTAATAATTCTCTTATCTCATATACATTTTTTTCTGTTAAAAATGCATGTCTATTTTTTTCACCATTTTGGTCTATTTTATGAAAATAACCTCTATTTTTTTTGTCTCTATCTTTAGAATTTTCTTTATGAGTACCTAAAAATAAATGATTTAAATTAATACATGAAGGATTATCACATTTATGACAAATGATCATTCCTTTAGGAATTTCTCCATTAATTAAATACCACATTAAACGATGAGTTTTCCAAGTTTTTCTATTGCTTTTTATAGGAGTAAATATGGTATGTCCGTAACCATTTTTATCTTTACCTCCTAGCCATTCGATACAACCAAATTCATTAATTTTTGATTTTTGAATTAAATAAAAAAATTTTTGTTGCTCATAATGAGATTTCATTATTTTCAATCATATGTTTTTTTACGATTTCTTTAAGATCGCACATGAGTAATCTTTGAATTTCAGTATGTGGAATACGATAAGTTTTTTTGTTCTCACCAAATCTAAAAGCGCTTATACGAGCATCTTTAATTGCTCTACGGATAGTATTTGGATGAACCCGTAACTTTTCAGCAAATTCATTAATGGTATAGAAATCTTTTATATTTTCATTCATATGCATATATTACTATTTATGGTTAATAAAAGTAAATAAAATACATGTCTGGTTAAAATAAAAAATATTTATTGACATTACTGTAAAATAGATTTAATTTTAAATTTAACAGATATCCTATATTGCATTAAAACTTAAGGAGTTAATTATCATGGCTTTAGTATATGGCATCGGTGGTCTCGTGTCTACACCTCCAGGACCAATTAGTGGATTTGGACCTCCTTCGTCTTCATTTTTGGGACAACTTGGGCAACAATATTTTGATAAAAGTGTCTCACCACCAGCAGAATATACATTTAACGGTTTAACCTGGGTGTCTGGTGGTAATGCTTACGCTACTACTTCAACACCTGGTATTGTACAGTTATCTACTTCAATTGCGGGTGATGCAGCTTCTTTAACACTTGTTCCAACAGTAAAAGAAATTAAAGACTATGTAGATGCAATAGCAATCGCTGGCGCTCCAATTGCACAAACAGGTGTGACTGGTATTACAAATCTTTCAACTGATGCACAAGCAGTTGCTGGAACAGCTACAGTTCCAGGTGTTACAGCGTTAGCTATTCAACCATCTAACCTTGCAGCAGTTTTTGCAGCTCCTCCAGCAACAGGTGGTACAACTCCAGCAGCAGGTGCATTCACAACATTGTCTGCAAGTAGTACTTTGGTTGTTACAGGTTTAACTACTTTAAACGGTTCAGCAACTGTTGTAACGGGAGCTACAGCTTTAAATCTAGGAGCTGATGCTTCAACCGGTGCAATTAATATCGGAACCGGGGCTGGAGCCCGCGTGATTACTCTAGGTAATATTACAGGGGCTACTGCTGTTGCTGTAAACACTGGTACAGGTAGTTTTACAGTTACAAGTACAGGTGCTGGTGACATTGTTCTAAATTCAGCAGACACAGTATTAATAGATTCAGCAGGTGTTCTAGAACTTAACTCATCTGCAGGTGTGATATCAATCGGTAATGACGCGGTTGCACAAAATATTAATGTCGGAACAGGGGCAGCAGCCCGAGTAATTACTGTAGGTAATTCATCTGGAGCTACACAAGTAGTTTTAAATGGTGGAACAGCTGGTGTTTCAATTGCAGCTAATGCGATTGCTCAGCCTGTTGTTATTGGTAACCAAACTGGAGCGACTCAAGTTACGATAGATTCTGGAACTGGCGCAATTAATATCGGTACTGCAATTGCCAAAACAATTACGATTGGAAATGTTACGGGTGCTACTGCTGTTAATATCAATACTGGAACTGGTGGTTCAGCTTATACAACTACTAATGGAGCGTTTACATTAGCCACAGGTACAGGAACTATTAACTTCTCAGCTGATGCTGCGGCAACAACAGTTAATTTAGTTACTGGAGCTGCTGTCAAAGTTTTGACAATCGGTTCTACAAATACAACTTCATCTACAGCAATTAGATCAGGTTCTGGTGCTTTAAGCATTACTTCAACAGGTGGAGCGCTTACTGTAAACTCAGGCGTTGGAGCAATGGGTTTCAGTACAGATGCATCAGCAACGGTTGTGTCATTTGCAACAGGTGCAGCTGTTAAAACTGTAACTGTTGGTTCTACTAATACAACTTCTGCAACAACAATACAGGGTGGTTCTGGTGGTGTAACAATTACTGGTACTAATGGTATTATCACAGCAAATTCTGGAACAGGTACAATCAGTATCTCAACAGATGCAGCAAACACAACTGTGAACGTTGCTACTGGAGCTGGTGTGAAGGCACTTACTTTAGGTTCATCTAACACAACATCAAGTACAGCAATACAATCTGGAAGTGGTGTTATCACGTTAACATCCGTTGGTGGTGCAATTACAGTTAACAGTGGTACAGGAACACAAAGTTATTCTTCAGATGCCTCTGCAACTACAATTAACATTGGTACTGGAGCTGCTGTTAAAACTGTAACACTTGGATCAACCAATACAACTTCTGCAACAACCGTTCAGTCAGGTTCCGGAGCATTAAATGTAACATCTACCGGTGGTGCTCTCACTATTAATAGTGGTACAGGTGCTTTAGGAATATCAACTGACGCATCTGCCACTACAGTTTCCATAGCAACAGGTGCAGCTGTAAAAACTGTAAATATAGCAACTGGAGCTGCCGCAAATGTGGTTACAATCGGAACCACAAACACAACAAGTGCTCTTACACTTCAATCTGGTTCAGGTAACGTTTCTGTTGCAGGTGGTCATTTAAAACTAACTACAGCTGCAAAACAAATCCAAATGGTTGGAGGTGCTGCTACTGATTATATTGGATCTAGCGTATTAACGGCCGGAACTGTTACGATACTAAACACTAACATTAGCGCTACTGATAGAATTTTCTTAAGTAGAACCGCGGTAAATGCTTCAACAACTTTGGGTGAACTTTTATATACAATTAGTGCAGGTGCTTCATTTACAGTAACTTCTGTAATTTTAGGCACGCCTTCTTCAACTCAAACTGGAGATGTAAGTAGCTTTGTTTATTTTATTGTGAAGCAAAACTAATTAATTTTTTACATGAGCTAGGGCGACGGTCCGAAAAGCTGCTTCTGACAGCCTGCTCAATGTATTCAATCAGGATAAAACTACAGAGGTTTTATGAAATGTGCAACATGCAATATTGAATTTTATGTGAAAAAATCTCACATAAATAGAAGAAAATTTTGTAGTAAAATATGTATGAATAAAAAAGTTCATACTTGGTGTACAAAAAATAGAATTATAATAAAAAAATTAGACTCTAAACAAAAACTGGAAGAACTTAAAAAATCTTTTGAAAAAAATGTCATTAAAAATGATGGATGTTGGGATTGGAAGGGAGCGAAAGATAAAGATGGATATGCAAGGATGTCATGTAGTCCTTTGTTAGGCGCAGAAAGAGCACATATGGCCTCATATCTAATCCATATAGGAAAAATACCGAAAGGTAAGTTAATATGTCATCATTGTGATGTGAAAGTATGTACAAACCCTAAATGTCTTTTTGTTGCATATCCCAGATACAATTCTGCCGATATGGTAATAAAAAATAGGCAGGCAAAAGGTTCTAAGAATGGGACATCAAAATTATCTGAAAATCAAGTGAAAGAAATAAAAAAGATGTTACATTTAGGAAACACAGGTCCAGAAATAGCGAAAAAATACTCAGTTCATTACACGACTATTTATCGCATTAGAGATGAAAAAAACTGGTCCCACGTAACCCTTGATCCAGAACCAGAAAGTTAAAATTAAATTAGGAAAATCATGGCTTATACAAATAGAATCTCTTGGGAAGTATTGAGAAGTATCGATTCAGCTACTTTTACAGGTTCTTATCAAGCTTTAGGAACACCTTTACAATTTCCAAGCTATATTTTGAAGTTAGTCAACAACTCTAGCGTTTTGGTTACAATTTCAATAGACGGAACAAATGATATAGATATAGCACCAGCTGGTTCTTTTTGGTTATATGATGAAGGAAAAGTTGGAATGTCATCTGCATTTCCTGCGGTTCCTGCTGGTACACAAATTTATGTGAAGGGAAGTGCTTCAACTGGTTCTGTGTATCTAGTATCACAATATGTAGTAGTAGGTTAATTATGTCGCAAGCAGGAGATATATCAGCAGTAATTGGCCCAGTTCCTCCAAATGTACCAACACAATTTACTACAGATTCTGGAGTTGCAGTACCAGCAGCAAATAACTTAAATGTTTTTGGTGGTATCGGATCTACAACATCTGGTTCTGGAAGCACAATCACTATCAACGTTACAACTACTGGTTTCGATTGGTCAGAAGAAACTTTAAGTTTTACAGCAGTTTCTGGTCATGGATACTTTTGTAATAATGCTTTAACTGTGTCTTTGCCTTCAAACATAGGATTGGCCATAGGTTCGACAGTCATTATTTATGTCGACACAGCTGGTGCGGTTATCATTCAAGCTAATGGGTCAGATAGGATACAAGTTAGCTCAAATATTTCTGCAGCAGGTGGAACAGCGACTAGTACCGATCAGGGAAATATACTTGAACTTGTTTTTAAACCAAGTGACAGCACTTGGCATACAATTTCTAGTCTTGGAACTTGGTCCGTGGTATAGAGTAAAATGAAAATGATTAAAAGGTTAAAATAGGCAAAAAAGATGGCTGCAAGCAATGACCTCAACATAGAAACGGCAGGTTACGTAGTTTTTGACGGAGTTTCACAATTTACAGGAAGAACATTTCAAGCAGGAACTGGTATTACTTTAACTAATGCTTCGGGTGTTTCTGGAAATACTACAATAACAGCTAATGGTGCTAATGATCTACATACTGCTTTATATATAGTTTCATCTGCAGGAACTACCGGTACAGGTGCTAACTTTACCACAATATCAGCAGCAATAGCCGCAGCTCAAGGTTCTGGTATCAATTCCACTATATTTATTATGCCTGGTAATAGTGGAACATATACTGAAAACTTTACTCTTCCTGCCAATATAAATCTTGTAGGGCATAATGGAGACCAAACAACGCCAAATGTTACAATCATTGGTACTATTACATGTACAAGTGCTGGTTCTAGAGCAATTTCAAACTTGAGACTTCAAACTAATTCCGCTGCATTATTAGCGGTAACTGGAAATGCTGCAACTGTTGTAAATTTAAACAATTGTTATTTAAATTGCACAAATAATACTGGAATAACCTTCTCAAGTTCTTCAGGAAGTTCTCAAATCAATTTATTACAATGTGCAGGAAATTTAGGAACTACTGGAATTGGTCTATTTACTCATACTAGTTCTGGTACAATGTTTAATTACAATTCTAGATATTTAAATTCTGGCGCATCAACAACAGCATCTACATGTTCTGCAGGTGGTTTATCATTTAATAATAGTGAAATGAACTCTCCAGTCACAATGTCTAGTACATCAGCATCTACATGGCAATACTCAAATTTTGTAACTTCTCCTCAAAACGTAACTTCTGTGACATTAAATGGTGCTTCACATTCTTGCAAATGGTGTAGGTTCGAATCAGGATCAGCTTCAGCCATATCTATTGGTTCTTCTGTCACTGAAATAGAATTATGTACAATTTCATCAAGTAATACCAATGCAATTACTGGAGCTGGTACATTGAGTTATGCTGATTTAATTTTCCTTGGTACTTCGTCAACGATGAATGTTACGACACAAGTTGGATTAGTTTCTCAAGCCGGTATTGTTAGAAATTCTAAACAACCTTCATTTTTGGCTACAGCTAACGCTCAAGCTGCCGTGACAGGGGATTCAACAAACTATACTATTCTTTATGCAAATGAGATTTTTGATCAAAATTCAAACTTTTCTTCTCCAACATTCACCGCTCCTTTTACTGGAAGATATCAATTCAATGTAACCACAGCGCTTACTGGTTTAGGAGTTGCTAACGTTTCAGGAAATGTTTTCTTAGTGGCTACAAGTAGAACTGTAATTTTAAACTCTTTTAATTGGGGAAATGTAATGAATTCATCAAATGTTGCTAGAGTTTGTGGTTCAGTTTTATTAGATATGACAGCTGGTGATACATGCATAGTAACTGTGACATTAAATGGTGGTGCTAAAGTGGTAGGAATTGGTGGTACAGATACAACATTTTCAGGATTTTTAGTAGGTTAATCCTGAAAATTAATTAGATTGCATGGACAGTTTTCGCAATGCTTAAGTTCATTTACCTCGAAAAGGTGTCCATTTATCTCTAATACAATCCCAAATTCATTATGATGGAATATGTGAGCATCATGTATTCCATCTTCTAAATTAGAAGAAAAAAGAGATGTTGGGATCAAAAGAAAGGCTAAAAGATACTTCATTTGGTTCCTTTTCAAGTTTTACAGATAAATTTTTCGATTATTTTAAGACGTTCTTCTACTTCAAAAAGAAGTTTTCTATCATTTCCTCGATCAGCAAATAATTTTTTACGCACTTTATCATTAGAAAGCTTGACTTCTTCTACATATTTTCTTAATTGGATGAGTTCTTCTTCTTCATCCGTTCTAAACATATCCAATTGCAGTTGCATCATTATTTTCCCATTTTGGCATTCATGTATAACTCAATCTTAGTTTTTCCATCATTATTTTTTTTTACAGATGATAATAAAATAGGGGAAGGTTGTCTAGTTGGTGGTATTTCTGAAATGAATTCGTTAAATGTTAGCAGTTCCTTTCTTCTTTTTATAGGATTTTCTATTATGTCAATTTCTGGTACTGTTCCTACAGATCTAGGAAAACAACAAGAAAACAAATCAAGTAGTCCCATAATCACTCCTTTTCATAAATAAATTTTAAAAGCTTGACAGTCCTTGCATTCACAACGCTTTTCTTCCTCTTCATAGATACGGATATAGCCATACCACGCAAACTCAAAACAACCGGCTTTTTCTTTTACCAATTGCTGAAAAGACTTTCTTTTGCATGAGCATTCTAATGTATGCTCGCCACACAAATCGCATTCGTGGTTCATATTATTCCTTTGTATGCAGTATAATCATGATGGCCACCAGTATAATGAAAGTCCAGTCATGGTGGATAAGATGATACTAATTAAAATAGCCACAGTTGTTCTGGAAGTTGTTTTCACTAGAGTAAGCTTACCCATTTGGAAACCAATCTCTATGACTTGAAAGATAAATAATGTAAAAAACCAAACAAAACTAAAACTTAGCATAATTTCTCCGAATTTTTTCCAAGTAATATTTCAGAACATTTGACCCATTCCATATTATTCCTGCGTAGGTTGTGACAATAGCATCCAATGCGTTGCATTAAAACAAATTGGATCGTTTAATCTAGATGCGCCAATCATATAAAACTCAAATTCTTTAAAGAAATTTGAGTAAGTTGATATGTAATAATTAAAAGGTCTTGTTTCATTCCAAACTACGCAAACGCAATCTTTTTCAGGGAGTCTATTTTTAACATTTACCCATTCCATTATTTCACACTCCAATATTCAACAGGATTTTCACTCTTTTGATTTTTCGTATGCATAGTAATATTTCACAGCAATAGAAGTTTCATTTTGGATCTTTTCTAATGACCAATCATTCTTTACAGCTAAATGCACAAAAACCCTAATAAGAGCATCGGGAGAATATTCAATCAATTCATTTGAATAAAGAGTTTTATATATAGCAACCGTTGCTTCGGCTGTTTTTAAAATGCGATCTTTTATCACTTCACACTCCAAAACTCAACTGACTTTCCTCGATACTTCTCAAGATCGACATTACTTAATTCAGGGATTTTTTTATAGTCAATGCTTCCCTGTCTCACTGTTTTGGACAACTTTATACCGTTCCCCATCGCGTTTGATTGTCCACTTAATGACACTAGTTGGTTTTTCCAAAATTCCTCTTCTTCTTCGAATCTCTTTCTTCTGTCCCTTGATAATATATACTGATTGCTTGCATGTATCCATGACTCATCACTTATTTGTTTATGATCATTTTCTGAAAAGGGAGCTACAAGATTTTGAACACATTCATAAAACTCATATTCTTTTTCAATCATTTTATCGATGAATTTCTGGTCTCTATATACTTTAAAACAATAAGTAGATTCTGTTTGATAGCTTAAATAGAACATCTCATCGAGTCCCATAACTTCCATTTGATGCTGAAGTTGTGGAACATATTTTGGAGGCACTTTCTTATTAGAAGCGATTTCATGATCTATTCGCCCTGGACACTTTACTTCAACTGCAACTTTTAAATCACTAGAAATGCCATCTAAGCTAGCTGCCATCCATTCGTGTTTTGGATGTATGTACACAGCTGGTTTTACAATTACACCTTCTTCCATAGCGAATGCAGCAATGGCTAAAGGTTCATTTTCAGTCCCTCTTCTCATCGCAGCATTTACTATCGTTTCAGATAACCCTAGTTTTTCTTGCCATAATGCATAAGGACTCTTAAATCCAATTCCAAGTATTGATGCACTGTCTGATGCTCCGATTTTAGTTTTTCTAAAATCAAGCCATTCCTGTGAACCTTGCTCTAAATCAATCTTTATTGGCTGGTGCATCCTGAACCTCATCTTTTTTCTTCATTAAGATCTTCTTGATTTTAGCAAATTGATCCTTTGGAAGATCATCTAACGATTGAACATTAATTGCTGGACCATTTAGAAACTCCATAAATAATTTCTGTGTATCTTTAGAGCACTCATTAAATATTGATTTTAACTCATCAGATTGTTCAGCAGAAACAACTTCTTTAAGTATTTCAGGAGGATTATTTAGAATCTCTTGAGGTGTTGGAAGATCAGAATCTAAAGTTACACCATCAAAATGATCGTCCTTCATGTCATCCATTTCTTCTTTTACGTATACTTTAGTACAAACATCTGGAAATAGAAAACGCTTTAACATGGATAAGCATCTAGCGAACAGCATAGTTTTAGGATGCTTGTCATAATTCTTTCCTGCTTTCTTAGCATCATCCATATCAAAAGTGATTTCGGCAGTATCACCGTTGTCTTTTCTTTTTCCAATGAGCGTACATGACTTTGTATCTAGATGCTTGATCTGAACACTATGACCAGCATTTCTAATGTACATATTCATAGCCTCGTAAGACATTCCGACCTTTCCCTGCACATAATACAGCTGACCTTGAAGAGCATCAATGGCTGGCATTCCTATGCTTTTTGCAGTCATTATAATTGCAAATATTCCATCTTCTCCCATCTTCTGAAAATGTTTTGTATTCATCAGTTTTTTTACCATCGTATGAACGTTATCTATCTCAGATAAAAAATTCATAGAGTCGTCTGTTTTGGTTATTTCATTAGACATTTTTTACTCCCTTCTTTAATCGTATTTTAACTTCATCCATAAATTTTGAAAGTTTACTATGTACAAGTAATCTCACTTTTATATTATATTCAAGCACAGGTCTTGATGAAGTTATAGAACTTACTTCATCATCTACAAATAATTCACTAATACAAAGTCTTTTAGATTCAACATCCCAAAATAATATATAACTATCAAATCTCATATCAACATCAATTGCAATAGGTTTTAAAGCACTCTCGACTTTTTTAATATCGGAACTAATTTTATCCAATTCTTTATTGAACAAATCAATTTCATGAGATAATTCAGAAATTGCATCTTCAAACTCGCTACTCATATATTCTCCTTGTAAATCCGGCTTTACATTACCGATTGGTTAATTGGTTATTTGTCTACATGTTATACGAATGATGAATTTAAGTAAATCGAAATGTTAAAATTAAGTTCTTGATAAAAAGATTGTGTGTATGTACATTGATATACTTTGATAACATATGGTGTTTACATGGATATTAAGGAATTCATCTTTTACGAGAACAGGAAGGATAAGACCTTTACACAAAAGAAAATGGCTCAACTTTTAGGAGTTTCAGCCGTTCATCTATCTCAGATAATTTGTGGAAGAGCTATTGCTTCTTCTTCTTTGGCTTATAAAATAGAACAACTAACAGAAGGTAAGGTATCCGGATGGGAGCTAATCAAAAATCATATCATAAAGAACCAGAGTTCAAAATAGAAATCATTGAGTTTTATCCTTTAATCAAGAAGAATAAAAAACAAAATTTCATTGGGACGATGCATATCTATCTAGTGGCCGAAGAGATAGATGTGAGGGGAGTGTATGTCTTCAAAAAGGAAGACAACAAATACAAATTTGTAATGCCTCATAAATATGCTAAAGATCTTGAGAATGGAAAGAATGCTTGGTTTCCCATCATTAACTTCACATCTCAAAGAAAAAATAAAGATCTTGCTAAAGCAATTTATATCAAAGGAACAGATTTTGTGAAGGAATTCTATGAAAAGCAAAAAGCAGTCTGTTGTCCAATTTAAAAAAAATAAGGAAAAAATATGAAAACTCTCTTAAATATATCTCTAAGACTAAGTCTTATTTTCCTAACCGCTTGCACTTATTCTATAACAATGGTACATACTGAAGGTACTGCAACCGATGTTGTAGATGAAACGCAAAGAGCTGATCCAGATATTAAGACCGATTTAACGGTTCCAGTATCTTTGAAGTAAATTTGAGGGGCATACAACCCCTCCATATTTTGATCTAAAATTTAGATCGAGCTATACCATAGTGGAGAACATGGTAGATTTTAGCTTTGTTTTTTTTCAAGGTTTTTGATGTCTTCTATAAATAATAAAAAAGTTTCTATTGTTCCAAATGTAGATCACCAAGAGTATATTGTCATCTCTAAGAAATTCCTGACAAACTCTCGGTTTAGTTTCCAGTCTAAGGGTCTTATTTGTTATTTATTTGCATTAGATGAGGAATTATTTGATGTAGAAATAACGATCTTCGCCCAGATTTTAGAGCCCTGGGCGCAAGATGCGGTAGATTTCTTTGTGGAAATCGGTTATATCACTAAAACTTTACAAGAATAGAAACTAAGAGGGTCTTGCAACCCTCTTAAAATTGATTGCTAATGAAATGAAACATCAACAACGTGAAATTTTTTCAAGGTCCTTCTTTCTCCAAAGAAGAAACACAACCTCACAAGGAGATCATGTTTACCCAAATTATAAACCAATATTAGTCAATGTTAACCATTAACAAACAAAAGTATACAAACAAAGTCTTTTGTAACCCTAGGCACCATTATCAACCCTTAAAAATCAAAAAAGGAAGCCATTGTTAGTCAAACTTAGTCTTTTATAACTATAGGTATCTCCATCTTAGCAGATTTCCAAAATTATAACAAGATACAATCTTTATTTGACTAATTTAGGCTTCCTATAAATATAGGAACAATCATGAGTATTATTAGAATTTCACATAACACAGAAAATCCATATGTAATGCTTAATAAAAAAGCATTAGAAAGTAAAAAATTATCTTGGGCAGCCAAAGGACTTTGGGCTTATTTAATGAGTCGTCCTGATGATTGGAATGTTTCTGTTTCTCATTTAATTACAATTTATGAGGAAAAAGGGGGGAAAGAAGATGCTATTTATGCCGTTTTAAATGAGCTAATAGAAAATGGGTATTGTTCAAGAAAAAAAATACGTGATGAAAAGGGTCAATATACTAAAACTGAATATCTTATATGTGAATATATTAATAAACCCACTCACAATGAATATGAGCCACACCGGGCTCAACCAGACCTGGATCAACCAGACCTGGCTGAACTACCCACTACTAATAAAGGATATATAATAAATAATAAAATACAACAACAAGCCTGCGGCGCTGCTGCTGTTTTTTTTGATTGCTTAAAGGAAGTTCAAATACCAGAATTGGATAAAGTTTGGCTCACCAAAAATTGTTCTGAAGATTTGGTAAAGCGAGCAATTGAATGGGCTACACATCCCACAACAAAAATTACCACTACTCTACAACAAGCGATAAAATGGTTTTGCAAACAACCTTTGGATAAATTGCCTATTATTTCCAAATCCGAAGACGAAATCATAGAAGAAAATCGAAAGATTGCAGAAAAATTAGAGCCAGAAATTATCAAAAGCAAGACAGTTTTATATAATGTCTATCGAAAAGAAGTAGAAATTTTACATTCTTCAGGAATAGGACAAGCTGAATATATTGAGTATAAAGAGAGAGATTTTATAGATATTTTGCTGATGAAATTGAAAAAATATGGAATTCAGTTGAGTTTAAAGATATCTTAATGGCATATGTTATATACCATTTAAATATCAAAGGAATATCATGAAAGAATTTCATTATTCACTTAGACTAGAGAAAACAGTCAACGACATGTTAGATAAAGAGCTTTCTTCTGTGAATGAAGGAAAAATATCTAAGATTTCCAAAAATAACTTTATTTCAGAGGCTATTTTTGAGAAAATTCAAAAAAATAAAAAAAAACCGAATTGTTCAGAAAACGAATATGAAGATTTTCTAGACTCTTTGATGGCTTTAAAAGATGAGTATCATGAAAATAAAATCTCACATAGAATTTTTGAAATTGCTCCATGGGTAAAAAATGCAGATGATTTGTATAAATTCCTATGTCATATTCAATTTAGGTTCATTCAAAAAGATGTGGAAAATGAAGTTTTGTTCAAATATATTAAAATGTATTTTCCAGAAATCTTAGATGAATTGTTAATTAATGTTTATCTTATTCAGGGTCATATAGAAAAAATTTATAAACAATATGAGTGCCCTGATATAGGTAAATTAATTTCTTGGAATTTAAAAAATTGTAAATCATTTATGTCTGAAAAAAGGGATTAAAACCTTTAATATGATTAAATTTGCTTGGAAACATGGTGCGGTTAGATTATCTTATGAAATATGACTTCATAATCGTTTAAATAAAGATAACGCAACCAAAGTGATTTGTGTGCGAATTTGAAAAACAACAACAAAAAGGAAAAAAAATGAATAAAACAATCCGAGTTTACTACATTGGCAATCAATACACAGACTTTGCTAACTCTTCAGACGAAGACTACGCTAAGATCATGGGAATTCTAAATAGCAATGAAAAGTCTTTTGTGCTAAATAATCAATGGATCAATAAAGAAAATATTTTGACAGTAATCCAATTCGAAGTAAAACAAGATGCAAATGAGATTAAAGATAATGCCATTGATATATTCGAAGACGTCGGTCAAGAAAACTACAGTCGTCCGTCGCCTTGTTGCTAAACAAGAATGGGTAACCATCGATGATAAAAAATATTTCTTTAGATCTCATTGGGAAGCTAAGTATGCTAAACATCTTGCTTTCTTAAAAAAGATCAAAGATATTCAAGATTGGGAACATGAGCCACACACTTTTTGGTTTGAAGGAATCAAAAGGGGAGTTGTGTCTTATCTTCCTGACTTCAAAGTTATCAAAAACGATGGTACCCACTATTGGGTTGAAGTTAAGGGTTACATGGATAAGAAAAGCGCTACTAAACTTAAACGAATGAAAAAGTATTTTCCTAAAGAAGAAATCAAACTCATTGATAAAACTTGGTTTCAAGGAAGATGAAATGGAAAACAATCAAATTTTAAAAATTATTCCTACGAAAATTCCAAGAAACGTATCAATTCGTTTAGGAAAACAAATAGCTAAACTTAAAAGAGTAGCCGGAGTAAGTGAAGACTTAATTGGTCCTTTAGAAGATAAAAGGATAGGGACAACCTGTATCTGCAATAAAAAAGGAATTTTATGCCATTAAAATCTGGAAAAAGCAAAAAGACAATCTCTAAGAATATTGAAACAGAAATGCATCATGGGAAACCACAGAAACAAGCAGTTGCAATTGCTTTAAGTGTTGCTCGTAAATCTGGCGCAAAGATTCCAAAGAAAAAGAAATAATCTTTAGATCTTATCAAGGATCAATAAAGTGCATTTCTTCTCATACAATTCAATTTGAGAGGGAAGATTAATGAGATCTTCTGATTTTATTGGCAAAATTGAGGTGAAAAATTCTTTATTTCTCTTATCATTGATCTCCGCATACTTCAGATTTTTGACATTTATGAAGCTTCGATATTGTGGACTCAATTCTATTGAAACGGGGACATCATTTTCGAAATTTACAAATGCAAATTTACCAGCAATAATCATGTCGTTGATTCTTGTGTAGGGTAAATTGTATTCGTATTTATCAAATATTAATTTTGTTTCAATTACATCACTATACTCTTGTGTGGTAAATAACTGACCTTTCGAATAAAACACACAGTCAGTTTTTATGTTTGATGTCTTCATAATTTTTCCCCTTTTTCTTGATCTAAATTCTCTATTTAGTTAGATTCACACCGTTTTGTGTACAAAAAAGATCGTGTTAAAGTAATTTCAGGTTATTTTCACATTCTACTCATTTTTAAGATGGGAGTCCCACAGGCTCCCATTCTTTTCTACCAAATTGGTAGATATTGGTAGGAAATCGTTATTTCAGTTTTTCGATTTTTTCGGATAAGTGTTTCCTATAAGATTTCTATTCCCATTACTTTTCTTTTCTTAGATACCTCTTTGTTCTTTTTTTGACATTTAACCCAATGATCTATCAACAACTCAACCTGATTGCTAAATTTTCTATCAAGTTCAATGCATTCCTTCTTAAATCTCTTCATCACTTCGGAATCAATCGTGAATGTGTATTTCTCATGTGTCATTTTTATCCTTTAAAGAAATAGATTTCCATTCTCGAAATATTCTAACAAATTTAGCTTCATTTGAATCAGTATCGCTCCTATCCATGAAGATAACAATCTCTTTTTCAGAACCAAAAAGTTGAAAAAATTCAGCTTCAACATAAAAAACTTCATCGTTTTTTAATTTTATTTCATATTTTTTCATTCTTATTCCTTCACAATCGCAATCAAATCATCCAAATTAAAGATCGTGAAAGTTTCATCTTCTATAGATACTTCTTGTCCCGAATACTTCTGAGTCATAGCAACGTCTCCAACTTTTACAATGGAGTCTTTTACATTAGTTCCTAATGCAACAATCTTAAATCTATCTGGTTTTTTCTTAGATGAATCGGGAAGAATCAATCCTCCTTTAATCGTTTCATCCTCAACTATAGTTTGACCTAAAACTCTATTTCCTAATGGCTTAAATTTTGATTTTTTCATGTGTTCTCCTACTTAAATTCATTCTTATTTAGCATATATAAATCATATAGGTCATAGCACAATTCTTCTTCACTATATAAATCATCTAATCGTCTTAACTCTTCAATGTCAATATAATCTATTGGATCAATTTCTTCTTCGTACGTTTCGTTATTATACATAAAATAACTCGCTCCTCAGGTTTCGTATGTCATTCCTCATACAAATTGCTTGCCAATTATATCTTTCCAATTCTAATATTAATTCACCAAGTCCAGGTTTTGTGGTAAAATCATCTTGGCAGATTAAATCATCAGATCGTAAAATCACACGTTCACTGTCGCATATTGTTTGTATCAATAAGCACAGTGAATCTGCGGTTTTTACCAATTCATCTAATTCACTTTTCATCTTTTTCTCCATTGTTTTTTGAGACTTCGGTCTCGATTTTGTTATTTCTTTCCATTATTTTCTGAAACAAAGCGTATCTGTAAAGAGACTGAGAATCATTAATATTTAAAGATTCTTCTAAAATTTTGACCAAACTATACTTTTCGCCTTCTGTAAGTTGCATTTTATTTCCTTTTTTTATTTTTATATATCAATGAACCGCTACAACCAGCTCGTTTATCCGATTAACGAGGCTCCTGGGAGACTTGCCCTTTGATAACACCAATATAACACATGTTTGTATTTATTCCAATACTACTAATTATTTTAATGTATTCCCAAACAAATCAAGTTGCGCTTTAGGTACAGGAAATGCAACAGCAACCAATTCTCTTAATGTTTCTGATATAGTCACTATTCTTCCTGTCTGTTTAGTCATCTGTACCGCTCTCTTCTCAATTTCTTTGGCTTGTGCTTTAGATACCACAAAAGAAATTCTTACTTGTTCTTTAATTTTTTTCGGTCTTGGCATCTTAAAATCCTTGTTGCGTGGTAATGTATACCTTATATAACGCTTTGTGGAAACTGTTCAATACTTATCTAAACATTTGACATTGTTCATTTAAGACAATTGACAAATTTGCCTTTTAAATCTGGTTTCAGCAAGATTATATCTAAACAACATTTGAAAGGACTTTTCTTAACATTTGAAAATAACATCTACTCATTGACTAAATTTTAAATTTACGTTTTAATCTAGATTTTGGCACATTTCATCTCTGTATGCTAAATTTAAACATGTTTTATACAAAATTCTAGGTATTACTTTGGATCGACTTATACATAAAGTAGAAAAAGATGTTAAATCTGGTAAGAAAAAGAAAGCCGAGAAAGACATCAAGATACTGCTTAAAGCAGATAAGAAATTCGATCGTAAGGTCGAAAAATATGATGAATTAATGAAACACAAGAAAAAGAAGTAGGATTAATGTCTGATCGTTTACCAGACGGTAGGTTTGCTGAAGGTAACCAACTTTCTAAAGGATTAACCAATTCCGGAAGACGACGAACCGTCTCTTTTTCTGAAGAGGAAATGATAGAGCTTGGAAAAGAGATGGTAGAATGGGTAAAACTTAATAACCCTTTACATCTTTCTGAATGGTATACAATAGAAAAAATGTTTTTATATCATGAATGGAAAACATTTAAAGATAGGCCCGAATTTATGCCTTATTATGAAGTTGCTTTAAAGTTAGTTGGAAAACATTATATAAATAGTAATAGTGATATTCATCCTTCAATTGCTCAAAGATGGCAAAGAGTTTACTTTAAAGATCTAAAAGAATCTGAAGATGAAGAAGTGGCTTACAAAGCAGACATTACAGAAGCTACAAAGGCTAAATACGCACAGAAAGATGAGCCTCTAGATAAAGAAAAGGCAAATCTTGATACAGCTTTAGCCACAGTAAACTTTCTTCAGTCTGTTGCTCGTAAAATGGATGATATTAAAAGCAATGAAGAACAAAAGTCATAATGTGTAATGGGCGTTGACATTGCGTTATCAGGCAAGTTTTCGTAATTTTTAATCATTTCATCCAACATCTTCATTAGATCAGATTTTGTAGGCTTAGAGCCTTCAATGTAAAGCGGATTTACATCTTCATCTTTTTCTATGATTTTTGGGATAATTTCATTATCCATATCATCAATACGTATGAAGTTCTTAAAGTCCTTTACAATAGACCTAAATGTGTCCTGACCACCATCTACAGCAATTTCCCCGCATTTACATGTGACCATATCGTATCGATGAAAGCTTTCAATAATAGAATGGCAAAGTTTGCATTTAGCTCTATTTCTCATTTTTATTCCAATAAAATTAGTTTTATATATGATAAATGATTATGCAAGAACCACTCGCACCAAAGCAATTAGAATTTATTGTTAACGCTAAATCTAAATGGAATATAGCGCATGGATCTGTTCGTTCAGGTAAGACTGTAGGAACTCTTTGGAGATTCATGCACGCTGTAGATCAATGTGAAGATAGCGATATATGGATGGTTGGTCATAGTTCAGATACTATATATCAGAATGCTGTAAGATTAATATTCGAATCACCACAATTCTCTATTTTCAAACCATTTTGCACGTGGTTTTCAGGTAAACGTCAGCTCAAATATAAAGATAAATCAATTGGAACGCTTGGCGCTAAAGATGAAGGTGCTGTTGGTAATTTCCAAGGTAAAACCATGTCTTTAGTATATTGTGATGAGATGACCCTATATCCAGAATCCATTATAGACATGATTGATACTAGATTATCAAAGCCTCATAGCATGGGTTTTGCTTCCATGAACCCATCTTTTCCAGATCATAAAATCAAGCAATGGATTGACAAAGCAGAATCAGGAGATCCAAATTATTATGCCCTACACTTTACTCTCGATGATAATCCTTATGTTGACGAAGGATATAAGCAACGAATCAGGGACAGTCTCTCTGGTTTGTTTTATAAGCGCAATTATCTTGGTCTATGGTGTTTGGCAGAAGGGGCAATATTTGATTTCTTTGATAAAAAGATTCATGTCGTATCAAAACCCCCTAGATGTGCTGATTATTGGATTGCTGGTATTGATTATGGCATATCTAATGCTTTCGCATGCGTTTTGATAGGTGTTAGCACTGGAATGAATTCTCAAATGGGTAAGTGTCTTTGGGTTGAAAAAGAATATTATTGGGATTGTAAAAAGACAGGAAGACAAAAGATTAATTCAGAATTTGCAAACGATATTCAAGAGTTTCTTGAACCATTTGCAGTGAAAAGTATTTATATAGATCCAAGTGCAGCTGCAATGAAGTTAGAGCTTCAAAGAAGAGGGATGCATGTAATAGCCGCTGATAATGATGTTTATAATGGTATTGAAGTAATGACTACGGAGATGGGTAAGGGAAACCTATTCATTTGTAAAGATTGTACCAATCTCATTAAAGAAATCGAAGGATATGTTTGGGATAGCAAGAAAAGTATACAAGGTGAAGATGCTCCAGTTAAGAAAGGGGACCACGCAATCGATGGATTACGCTATGCCATTTACAATCATAAAGTTACAACTTATGATCCATATAAAGATAAGAAAGGAAGAGATGATTGGATGAAAAATAGATTCGATCCATACAATAGGCCATCATGATCAAAAAAGTAGGTAAAAGATATTCAGATGGTGAACTTAAAATCGCAGAAGTGCCTTGTGATAAAGAAGGTTGGGTGGATGCTTCTAAATTTCTTCCTGAAGATTATGTAATGTGTAGATTGGAATTAAAGAATGGTAAAAGAAAATCTGGTTGGCATAGTGGAAATAAATGGGATGGATTATGGTTGAATGAAGTAGATGAAATACTTTTTTGGAAGAAAGAAAATGAAGCTTTTTAATTCTTCGGATTTGCCATAATAAAATCTTTATTGTATGTTGTTCTTTAGCTCGTATTAGGGCTTTGGGAGGCTATTATTTCTTTTTCTAATCCCCCTTGGAATAACAATCAAGAACCAAATCAAGGTAATGTTAGATCTTGGTTGGATAATCTTTACAGTAAGTTCATGCCTTTAGAGCAAAGTCGATGGAATCAAGCAAACATTGATTCTTTGTTCTATGCTGGTTCTCAAACTTTTGTAAATCGATACTTTAATTTTAGCCCAACAAGTAGTTTTCAGCAGTATTATTTTAACTTGGTACAACAACCAGTTAATATGATCACTGGTTATCAAAGGCAACATAGAAAAAATTTTAGTTATGTTCCTACGGAGAGCGCTGATCCTAAGACTACAGATCAATATACAAAGCTAATAACACACATTGCAAATACCGAAGGGATCCATGAGCAATTCTCCAAAGCTTGTGAGCTTTCTGCTATATCTGGCATGGTTCTTATGCAACCTTATTTGGATTTTACTAATGATGACCAAGCTCAAGGACAATTAAAGTTAAAGACTTGGGAATACAACTCTTTTTTAGTAGATCCATATTTTAGAAACCCAGATATGAGCGATGCTCAATTTGTTTGGTGTCAAGAATATATTAGTAAGCAAGAAGCGGAAAGCCGTTTTCCAGATAAAATGCAAAATATCAAACCAATGGTGGGAACTCCTCAACGATATGGTAATTTCTATTTCCTTCCTGAAAACCATAACATGGCAAGAAATGATCTAATGGTTCTTTCTTATGTGTGGTATAAATGGAAAAGGCTTAAAAAAAGGCTTTATAGTAAGTCTAGAAATCAATTTTTTGATTTTGCAGGAGGAGATGGTCAATTAGAACAAATTCTATATGCAATTCCTGATATGGAAGAAGTAACAGTTGAAGTTCCATGCTGGAAATTAGCTGTAGTTTTAAATGATCAATTGATGTTTCAAGGAGAAAATCCTTTAGGGTTTGATGGGTGTCCATTTATTCCTATGTTTTGGAATTATGATCCTCATATTAATCATTTTGACTTACGTGTAAGATCACTTGTGCGTACAATGAGAGATCCTCAATTCTTGTTTAACTATAAAGTGATTACAAATAATGACATTGCAGCATCTACAATTAACTCTGGATGGAAAAGAAAGATTGGAGCTGTTGCTAATGAAGATAATCTTAAGAAAGCTGGTCAAGGCTGGGATGTCATCATTAATGAAGGATATGAGCTTGGAGATGTAGAGAAGATCATTCCAAGTGCAGTTCCTGAATCTGATTTGGCATTAGCTCAACAAATGGCAGATCTTATTTATAACACATCAGGTATAAATCTAGAGAATTGGGCAGGACAAACAGACAAACAGATTTCAAGTCTTACTATGATGATGAAGCAAGCTGCAAATCTAATGGTATTTCAAAAGTATTTTGATCAATGGGATTTTTCATTAAAGCTTTTAGGAGATAAACTTCTTCAGATAGTTTTGAATAATTGGAATGCAGAAAAAGTTCAGTTATATATAGGTGAAGAACCAACTCCTCATTTCTATTCTAAAGTATTTGCTAAGTATCAAACCATTGTTGAAGAATCAGATTTAACACCTACACAGCAGAACCTTCAAGCTCAACAGATGATGGATATGAATGCTGCATTTGGAAGAGAAGTGTTTCCTCCTTCTATGATCATTCCAAAGCTAAATATCACAGGAAAAGGGGAGATCATTCCATATTTACAACAACAAGAACAACAAGCAGCAGCTGTACAAGCAGAAGCTCAAAATATCCAGCATACTGTAGAAGAGATGAAGTTAAAAGAGTTGATGGCTAAAATTCATAATCTATTGTCACAAGCAAGAGAAAGAGATTCTCGATCAGAATCTAATTTTGGTCTATTTGAAGAACGTATGAGTATGATATCTAAGAATCATGCCTTAGCTACTAAAGAGAAGATGGCTGCTTTAACTCAATTGTTAGATACAGTACAAAAATTTGGTGAAGTTGAAACATTCTTAAAATCAAATCAATTAGAATCCATAAGATATGATGATGAGGAAATTGAGAAGAATGCAAGACAAGATGTAGAAAGATCAGAAGCATCAAAAAGATTTTTAGAACAAATTATGTCTAGTCAATCGCAGAATAAACAACCAGCTGGACAATTTTGAGATTAAATAAAATTATTGTATAATCATTTTAAAAGGCTAAGTTGGCCTTAAACACACGTGTGAGGTATATATGTCAGAAAAACAAAGAACAGCTAAGAATGCAAGTTCAGGCGGTATGAGAATCGATGATCACAGTTTCTTCGCAGGATCTGGATCACCAAGATTCCCAAAAGGTGTACATACAAAAGATGAGAGTTCAGCAGAAGGCGCAGGTAGTGTCATGAAATATATTGATACAACTGAAGCTATCAAAAAAGCTCAAGTTGATAGTGTAAAACAAGTAAAAGCTCATCAAGGAAAACTTCCTGAGTATAGAAATTAATTCAAGAGACTCCTTGGACGGACCTGCGACAGTTCGCACCCTTAAAAAAGGATGTCGCAATTTAAAAGGATTATTATGAAAAGAAATGTAGAACAAATTAATGCAAAATCTGGTTTTAAAGATCCTATAAAGATCAAAGAACAAAGAGAAATTGATAAGCCTATAGATGGAAAGAAATCTCCTTGGGATTTTAGATGTCCTCAATATGATCAAAGAAGTAGTAATTTTATTAATGCTGGGACTCATTATGGTATTGGTCGTACTCAACCAATAGGACATAAGGGAAATCCTAAAAATAAAGTAGATACATTGCCTTATGGAAGACCTGAAACTATGAGAGTCGATGAACAAGGTTAAATCTAAAAAGAATCAAGCCTGGCATACATCATCAACTCCATTTGGATCAGGTGATTATTATGGCACAGGAATAAAACAAAAAGTTGGAACAATACAAAGAGATTATCTCAATGGAAATGTTTCATCCAAAAAAATGAATAAGCCACCTAAGTCTTTGGCTTAATATCATACAATTTTTCCATATGTTTCTTGAATTTTGCATCTAAGCAAAGATCTCTATAGATTTGATTGATTTCCTCGTCATTTAAATCATCATCTTCTTTTGCATCCAACTTATTTCTATTGTGTTCAAAATCATAAATGCTTTCAACGACAGTCTGATTTTCTGTTAAATTACCCTTTCTATATTGTTCCCAAACTTCTCTTGCAGGGATCATCCAAATAACCTTTACTAGATCACTTCCAGGATATGCTTTAAAAAGCATGGAATTAGTTTGACTTTTAGGTTTAGTAAGTCGTGGTTGCCATATTAAACGCTTTGTAAATCCATCCTCATCAGTTCTAGCATGCGCAAATATATAAAAAGGATGATTTCCAAATGATCTTTTATCGATAAGATTCTTACAACACTCATTGATATCCACGGATTGTTTATTAAAATGCTGTAATCGATCATGGGCATCTAATTTATCTATTTTCATCTCTTTTCCTTGCTTCTAATTCTTCAGGAGTTAAATTGCTAATATGATTGGCAGCTTCTTTTAAAATAAAATCATGCCTAATAGAATCTGCAGGATACATTTGAAGTGTTATTTCTAATTCATCATAATCCCCTATAAGTAATTCTGGGTCTAATTTTAATTTATGCATACCACCTTGATTTAACATAATCATTTCGGAACTTTCTAATGTAGCATTTATCGAAAGTTTAACAACTTTAGTGTATTTCATATATTGCACTATAAATATAATTTTAGTTTAATGATCACAAATCCAATCGCTTGCCAGCGTAAACGGCTAAGGATACAATATGACAGCTCCAAATTCTCAAAATCAAGTACAAAATACGAATTCAGAAAATAAACCATCTGATAAAGAAGTAAATTTTAGAAACCTAGAAGCAAAACTTGCTCAAGAAAGACAAGCAAGACTTCAAATGGAACAAGAATTACAACAGTTGAAATCAAAATCTCAAACAAATGATGAGGAAGATGATTCTGAACCCTATGTAGATCATAAAAAACTTAAAAAAACACTTTCTAGTTTAGGTCAAACCACTCAAGGGGAAATTCAAAAAGCAATGGAGCAAGCAAAATTTGCAGCCAAAGCAGAGTTGAAACAAGAAATGTGGTTAGAAAAAAATTCAGATTTTAATGAGGTTATGTCCCATGCTCAAAAATTATATGAAACAGATCGTGAATTGGCTGAAGCAATTTTGGAAATGCCAGAAGGATTCGAAAGACAAAAACTAGTCTATAAAAATATAAAAGCTTTAGGCCTACATAAACCAGTTCAAAAAGAGCCATCGATTCAAGATAGGATCGATTCCAATAAGAAAAGGCCTTTCTATCAACCATCAGGTGTTGGAAGCGCTCCTTACGCATCACAAGGTGATTTTAGTCAATCAGGTCAAAAGAATGCCTATGATAAGATGAAAGAGCTTCAAAGAAATTTAAGACTTGGTTAATGTAAACCAGCTTTACATTGCTGACATAGCTCAATTGGTAGAGCACCCGACTTGTAATCGGACGGTTGTGGGTTCAATTCCTATTGTCAGCATGTTTAATGACGATAAATTTTATTAGGTAACTCTAATCTAAGATCAATATAATCTTGATCATTCATTCTGGACTTTGATTTTTTTATAGTTTCTAAATTTTCCATTACCCATAAAATTCCATTTTTTCTTACCCACCACATGAATTTATTTCTAGATATATTTAATTTCTTTGACCATTGAGATTCAGATAACTTTTCCCCTTTATATTCATAATATATAGTTCTTCTACAATTATTGCTTTGAGTGTCTCGGTCAGCCCAACGACAATTATTTCTTTCATAATTCCCATAAACATCAATTCTGTCTAAAGAATAACCTATTTCAGGATGACCCATATCCTCTAAGAAATATTCAAAGGACTTTAACCATCGATTACATACTTTTATACCTAATGCACCATATCTCTTATAGTTTTTATCAGAAACACGATAACATCTACTTTTCATAGAACACCAAGCAGTGTAAACATGAAAATTAGGATGATTTACACTAGAATAACCATGTTTAAATGCAGGGTTTTTTGTTCCTTTACAATTTTCTTTTCTAGCACACGAACGACATTTTGTTGATTTATTTCTAGTTAAAGCAATGTAATCTGAAATAGATTCATTTCCACAGTCGCATTTAACTTTAAACTTATGAACTCTATTAAACTTACCTTTATAATGTAAAACAGTCCATTTTCCAAATTTCTTTCCAATAAATTCTTGCATAAAATATCCCATAATGTAAAATAAAGTTTCGACAGCAGGTCGTTAACTGCAATCGCGTTAAGAGAATTCGCAAACTCTATTCGATTTATCTGAAAATAGACGTAATTAGGCTCGTCTACCGATCAGTTTATCATATTTTAGTAACTACTACTAGGAATATTTCCATGAGTATTACAACTACTGGGAACTTGGGTTAAATTCGGCTCAAGTAAAATCTTCTCTGATTGACTCGGACCCCTTACCATGAAAGATGAAGGAAACGAGGCGGAACCAAAAATGGACCGTGAACGCAGTAAGCGAGAAGACATCGAAAGATGAAGCAGTACTCTGAACTCTATGGAAACATAGAGAGATTAGCTGAGAAGACTAGTCCGCCTAGAAATAGGTTAAAAAGTAACAGATTGCCAATGATTCTCCAGAGCTTAGCTCCGGCGATGTTATATGTGCCTACTCCCCAAATGAACTATATCACAGTTTGTGATAAAATTTCTATGCCCGCAAATGGTGGTACAACATGTAGATTTATGCGCCCACGCGCACTACAACCACCCACTGTGCAATTAGGTAATGCGGGTATTGATCCCCCAGCTCAAGTGCCTCAGAGGGATATTATAGACGCACAAATGGCGTTTTTTGGAACAGGATGTATTATAAACGAACAAGTAATACTACAAGACCAAGAAGGAGTTTTAGCTTGGGTGTCAGAGCGTTTAGCAGTTGCTATGCGTCAAGCAGAAGATTTGATTCTTAGGGATTATATCGTTTCTGCAGCATCTCAAATTAATGCTGGTGGTGGATCTAATGGATTTAATCCTACCAATTTAGGTCTTACAGACTTTTCATTGGTTGCGACTACATTAGATACAAACAATGCCTACAAGTTTATGTCTGGTATTGAAGGTATGGATAGATTTGGAACAGGTCCAGTTCGTTCAGCTTACTTTATGTTGAGTTCAACTGAATTGCAATCTGATTTCGATGCTTTGGGAAGCAATGGAAGTATTTCCTTTATTTCTCAATGGAACTATCCAACTAATGCATCTGCATTGCCTTCTGAATATGGTTCTGTAGCAAATATCAGAATCTTGACAAGTTCAGAAGCTCCAGTTGCAAGAAATGCAGTAGCTAATAGTTCAGGCACATTGAATGATGTATATTATAATACAGTACTTGGAAAACAAGCGATCACACATATTAATCAAGATGGTTATTCCATGAATTTGATTTATAGAGATCCTTATTATTCAGGAATGTTAGCACAAAACGCTACATTAGCTGTGAAATTTGCGCAAGCGCAAGCTATTACGCAAGATACAGCAATTAGAAACCTATTAAGCACACGCTTAAGCAATTTGGGAGTATAATCATGACTGAATATTCAAAGATGGTAAAAGGTCACTTTACTTCAACAGGTGCAGCAAAGGTTATTAAATTGCCTTTCCAACCTGATGCGGTGCAAATTTGGAACTATACAGTAGCTAATTCAGCTGCAGCTTCACAAAACGTTGCTGCTGCATATTGGGATGCTGATATGGGTCAAGGATTTGCAATCCAACAAGGATATAATGCAACTCCTGCTTTGATTTATGATACTGTTACTGTAAATGGTATCAGTACATTCTCAGCTGGTCAAATGCTGCAATTTGGAGCATCTAAACAAGTTGTTGCCTCAACTAAAGGAACAACTACATCATTTCAAGTAACTGCTCATGGTTATAAAATTGGTGATGTGGTTCTTTTTGAAGGATTATTCCAGTCTTCAACAACTGGTATGCCTCAAATGAATGGTATTCCTTTTACAATTATCACTGTTACAGATGCTAACAATTTTATTGTAAACTGGAATAGTAATAATGCAAATTATACTAACTTGTCGGCATCACCTGCAAGTGCAAAGGTGAAACAGATACTTTATCCATATCTTTATTTTCCAGGCCCAACAGTTATTAGTGGTATTACTACAGGAACTACAACAACAATTGATACAGCAAGTGCTCATAATTATGTTGTAGGTCAAGAAGTAGCTTTCCATATTCCTTCTCAGTGGGGAACAGTGGAATTGAATACAGTCCCTAATGTTTTAACCCCTGGTTCACCAGTTTATGGTTATGTTATTTCGGTAACTGATTTCAATACGTTTGTAGTAAATATTGATTCATCAGCGTATACAGCATTTACAACTTCTGTAGCAGTTTCAGCCGTTCCAGGTTTGAGCTTCCCACAAGTAGTAGCTGTAGGTGATGTCAATACAGGTGGTGTACAAATTTCTAGTGGTTCTCAATTATATCCACCTCCATATAGTGTGGAAATTGGAACAACTAGAATTAACACTATAAATGGTCCAGCAATAATGGGTGCTTTTGTGAATAATACATCACAAGGTTTCATTATTGGAGCTGGAGCTGGTACTGTTTTGACTACATCTAGTTTAGTAGGAGCAACAGGTAACGTCGTTTATTGGAGAGCTTTCCTCCACGATATGAACGTTGTTAATTAATTATTGAAATAATTTAATTGATAGCTCACTATGGGGAAGGGGTAAAACCTTTCCCCACTAGGTTTTTATGACAATATTATCCGGCGTTATTTCCTACCCAATTCCAGCATATAGTAACCTTCCAATCGAATCAGATTTTTATCAACCAAGTAGATTTGTAATTTCCAATGTTTTTTTGGGAAAAACAACAGTTGTAAATACAACTGCAGATATGGATTATGTAGTTGGACAAGAAATCAGATTAATCATTCCAAGAGAATTTGGATGTTATCAGTTAAATAATGTAAAAGGATATGTGCAAGATTTTATCTTAGGAAATATTGAAAACTTAATCCTTTCACAAACTGACAATACTACGACATATTCTACAAATGTTCTTGCATCACTAACATCATTTTTACCCAATATAGAAATCATCCCTAACAGTTTTCAAATTGCTGTAGCTTATCTAAACGCATCTCAACAGACATTCTATAAAGATGATGGATTTGGTAATTTAAATTATGTTTTAGGTACATATACGATATCTAGTGGGACTATTGACTACACAACTGGAGATGTGGTTTTAAATTTCAATGTGAATCCAGGAATTAGAAATGTAAAAACCACTTTTTCTTACACCCCTAATTTAGCATCAAATCAAGTAGGAATAGACATAGATTCATCCATTAATGTAGATCCATACGTATCAGCTATATCAAACCAAACAGCCCAAATTCTAGCTATTGGTGATATCTCCAATGGCCAAATAAATTCTAATGGTTTAAATTTGAATTTAACATATATTCCCGGTTCTTTTATTAATATTAGCCCACAATAGGTAAATCATGACAGAGAATAAGAAACCAAAATTAAATAGCACTGGAGAGCAAGAATTAGATAAAGCATCAAAGCAATTTGAAGAATTTGATAACCAAGTTAAAGAAATGACTTTGGATAGAATGAATTCGGCTCCTAGATATGATGTAGAACCGCAAACAAAACTAGCACAAAAAGATTTAGAAAAATCAAAAGATCTTTATTTAAAGCCGAAAAGAACTGTAGGATCTAGAGAAAAATTCAATGAAGAATATCGTAAAGATTACAATGAATCAAAAGAATATGTGAATTTTGTAGCTGAAAACAAAGAAATCATTGGTGAAGTTATCACAATGTGGACAAAACCATTTGCTGGTATGCCTGCAGAAGAATGGGATATTCCATGTAATAAACCTTTATGGGCTCCAAGATATGTGGCTGAACAACTAAAGAGATGTTACTACCATAGATTGACAATGAGAGAGACTCAAACAACTGGTTCAGATGGAATGGGTCAATATTATGGATCAATGGCTGTTGATACTACAGTACAAAGACTAGATGCAATACCTGTATCAAAAAGAAAATCCATATTTATGGGAGCTGGCTTCTAAATATTATTGATGAATTTGCTTTATGATGTTATATTGGGTATTTAACCCAGGATATATTGTGAAGAATTGTTTTAAATGTAAAATAGAAAAGGAATTAAGCGAATTTGGCAAAGATAATCAAAAATTAGATGGCTTAAGAACCTATTGCAAAATATGTACAAGAAAATCTAATAGTGAGCAAAAAAAAAGAAATCCTGAATATTATGTGGTTTATGCGAAGAAATACAGAGAATTAAATCGTGAATTGTTGCGACTAAAATCTAAAGAAACATTCATAAGAGATCGCGAT